GGGACATCAATGAATAGTTATCCACAGAAGTTATACACAGGTGTTAAAAGCCTGTGGGACACGCCCAACGCCATGCGTAAAGTTATTCAACGATTGACACGGGGGTGTACGCTGGACGCATACAACAACACCCCAGATTTATTGGGTAAAACAAAGAATGAATCTCTTTCAAATGATCTTGAAACTAAAAAGATAAATAGAAAAAGACTTCAAAGGTTGTTGTTAATCACTAGCCTCATCGCGCCGATAGGGGCAAGCCCTGCACATTCAGCTGCTTATTCAGTAGATCATTTAAAACTCTATGCACATTCAAGGCTATTAAATTACGATCAATTCCATTGCTTTCATAAGATCATTACTAAGGAATCAAGGTGGTCATACACTGCACGCAATGGCAGTCACTATGGCTTAGGTCAGATGAGATCAACTTGGTATCGAGACTTAGACCCATACAGACAGATAGACAGTACGATCAAGTACATTACAAAACGTTACAAGACATCATGCAAAGCATGGGAGTTTCATCAAGATCGTGGGTATTACTAATGGCAAGTGCATTAAAGGATAACGGTTCAACTGCCCAGTGGCGCAAGATCAGGCAGCGGATACTCAATAGGGACGGGCACACATGCCAGATTTGCGGTTTAGACGGCAATTCTGTCGATCATATTGTGCCTAGAAGCATGGGTGGAAGCGATGAAGACTGGAATCTGCAAACATTGTGCATTTCATGCAATTCTGCAAAAGGCGGGCGGTTTTTTAATACAACTGCGACACCCCTGACCCTTCCTGTTTTAAATTCCCCCAAAAACGACTCAAAGACCCACGATAATGACTGAGAAGGTCATAGAAGGTCACCAACCGACCCAAGAGGGCTTAAACGGGCTTCAAACGGTTTTGGGTAGGGACACAGATCGTGAAAATGCCCTGTTTGGCGTTCAAACCCCCAGAATCCACACGCCATTGAACGATTTACCCTCACGCGGGCATGAGTTGATCGATTTAGCCAGCAGTCTGAAGATTGATTTGTTGGAATGGCAAAAATTCGCCTTGATTCACACCCACAAAATTAAGCCTGACGGGAGGTGGGCGACCCCCGTGAATTGCATTACCGTTGCGAGACAAAATGGTAAAAGTTTTTTACAGCTGATTCGAATTCTTGGCGGGCTTTTCCTATGGGACGAAAACTTACAGATCGGGTCGGCACACCGCCTGTCAACATCACTTGAACAGTTTCGAGCAATGGTACAAATGATTGAAGGCAATGATTCACTAGCAAAGCAGGTCAAAAAAATCCGCTGGCAACATGGCGGCGAAGAAATCGAGACATTGACGGGCAATCGCTTTATTGTGCGAGCAGGCGGGTCAGCTGCTCGCGGTGTTTCCCGACCTTCGACGATTCACCTGGACGAATTACGCGAAATGACAGATATTGAATCGTTTGCCAGTTTGCGGTACACATTGATGGCGGCGGCGAACCCCATGGTGATGGCTTATACGAACGCGGGCGATTCGAGCAGCATTGTGTTAAACCAATTTCGAGATCGCGCGCTCGCAAGCATTTCAGGCGTTGAAGATGACATCGGCTATTTTGAATGGTCAGCGCCAAGTGATGAAATCAGCGTGGAAAACGCACGGCATTCAAATCCTTCAATGGGAACGCTAATTCATGCCGACAATATCAAATCCGTTTTGAATGACCCCGCTGACGTCGTAATGACTGAAGTATTGTGCCGTTGGGTCGTAGCAATCAACAGCGCGGTCGATTCTGCGTCGTGGGGTAATTGCCTGGACAAAACGGTAGACCTTGACCCTGACAAGTTGACCTGGCTAGCAATTGATCTTTCGCCTGATCGGCGTCATGCCAGTTTGGTGGGCGCGCAAAAATTGGGAGACGAGAAATTTGTCGTTAAATTGCTGCACACTTGGGCAAATGAATTACAGTTGGACGATAAGGCAATTGCAAACGAATTGGCAGATTACGCCCGCAAATATCCAACCGAATATGTCTTGTACAGTCGAAAGACAAGTGGTGCGGTCGCGGCGCGATTAGCACCAGCAGGAATTCCCGTTTTTGACATGGACAACGCGTACCCGCAAGCGTGCGACGAAATGCTTTCAGCAATCAACAGTGGTCGTCTGAAGCACCGTGGTCAAAGCCAATTATCCGAGGAAGTCTTGGCAGCGGTGCAATTGCGTCGTGGCGACGGCGGCTGGGTTATAGGAAGGCGCGCGTCACAGTCGGTCGTTTGCGGCGCAGTGGCAGTCAGCCTCGCGACACACTTCGCGACACGCCCAGACAATGATCTTGACATCATGGTCGGTTGATCGTATAAGCCTGCCACAATTCGGGCATGGCATTTTCTGATCTATTTACCCGTAAGGCTGATACTGCCGTCACGGTTGAAGCCGCACAGGTGGACGCAGCTGCTATTGCGCCCTATTACAGCGAAGTAGGAAATCTATTTCTATTCGGTGGAATAGTAACTGCGTCCCGTGCGGAAGCAATGAGCGTGCCAACATGCGCGCGCGCACTTGGCATTATTCAGACAATTGGTTCGCTTCCAATGCACACACGCAATGAAGCAACAGGCGAGAAGGTCACACAACCTCGCGTCATCAATCAACCTGACCCCCGCATACCTGGTGCAACATTTTGGGGTTGGATTATTTCCGATCTGTTTTTCCACCCCGCTGCATACGCATACGTTATGGAGAGATATGCTGACACGGGAAAAATCCGCGCAATGGAGCGCATTGCACCTGAACGCGTAACAATTACAACTAATGGAATGGGTTATGAAATTGCTTCATACGCAATTGACGGTTCATACGTTGACCCTGCAAACCTAGTTGTTTTCAACGGTACACAGGAAGGTTTATTGTCTCGCGCAGGTCGAACAATTAAAGCGGCTGCGTCGCTTGAACGTGCAGCAATGAATTTTGCAAATGAACCAATTCCGCAAATGGTTTTAAAGTCAAACGGCACATCATTGCCAGCAGATCGCGTTTCAAAGTTGCTCACTGCATGGAAGACTGCACGCGCTTCACGCAGCACTGCATTTTTAAATGCTGACGTTACGTTGGAAACTATTGGGTACGACCCACGCAACTTGCAGCTGAATGAAGCAAGAAATTACGTTTCACTTGAATTAGCACGCGCGTGCGGACTACCTGCGTATTTTACTGACTCGCAACAATCAAGTTTTACTTATTCAAACGCTTTAGACAAAAGACGCGATCTCGTTGACTTCGCGTTTAGAAATTACATGTCAATCATTGAACAGCGTCTATCTTTCCCGGACTTTACCCCAGCGGGCAACAAAGTCATGTTCGATCTTGATGATTTCTTGCGTGGCAATCCTTACGAGCGCGCGCAAGTTTATGAAATCTTAAATCGTATCGGCGCAATGTCGATCGATGAAATACGCGAGGAAGAAGACATGCTGCTATGAAAAAAGTCATCACACCAATGAAAATAACTGCCGCTGATTCAAACAGTCGCACAATCACGGGTCGCATTGTGACATTTGAAGAAACAGGCAACGCTTCAATCGGCAAGGTTCAATTCGCTGCTGGTTCAATTGAACCGACTGCCGTTTTGCTTAACCTTGAACACGACCGTACCCGCAGAATTGGAAAAACTTTAGACACAGCAATTTCAGCTGACAATTCAGGAATTGACGCTACTTTTAAAATCGCTGAGACAACTGCGGGCAATGACGCACTCGTTGAAGCAATGGAGGGTTTGCGCGACGGCTTTAGTGTTGAAGTTTCATTTGACGAATACGAAACACTTAAAGACGGCACAGTCAGAATTCTTGCAGGTGAATTGACAGCCGTTGCATTGACCAGCGAACCCGCTATTCGATCAGCGCGCGTTGAGTCAGTAGCAGCAACAGAAGAAGACGAAGTTTCAGATTCAACAATTGAACCTGAAGAAACACCAACAAACGAAGGAGACGAAGTGGACAACACCGTCACACAAGCGGAAGCCGTTGAGACGGTAGAAGCCGCACAGTCAGTCACAG